AAAACTAGAAAAATCAAATAGCAAAAAGGAAGAAGACTTATCGACTGTGATTGATACGATCTTTCTATGGCAGAAACCATGCAGGACAATCTTGCAGGACAGCTTACCATTCTGAAGTCACAGCTTGAGGAACTGGCTATCTCTTTTGGCGAGATTCTGATGCCTGTTATTCGTGACATCATTACCAAAATACAGGGATTTGTGGACAAACTGAATGCCCTTGACCCTGCAACAAAACAGACCATTATCAAAATTGGATTGATGGCTGCGGCTTTAGGTCCGCTTTTGATTGTGGTGGGTAAAACGCTTTCTTCTATCGGAAGTATGATGACATTCATTTCAAAAATTCCGACAATGATTGCGGGTGCTAAGACTGCATTTTCAACGCTTGGTGCTGCAATTGGCGGTATTTCTGCACCCGTGGTGGCTGTCGTTGCAGTTATAGCTGTACTTATTGCAGCATTTGTAAATCTATGGAACACCAATGAGGACTTCAAAAACAGCATTCTTTCCATCTGGGAACAGATAAAGTCTACCTTTGAACGTCTGACATCCGGAATCGTTGACAGAGTGAATGCATTGGGCTTTAACTTTCAGAGTTTCGGCGATATGCTGAAATCTCTGTGGAACGGTTTGTGCAGTGTGCTTGCCCCTGTATTTGAGGGTGTATTTCAGCATATCTCGGATATTTTCACCTTTGTGACGGATACCATTCTGAGCGTGCTTGATGTATTTATTGGCTTATTTTCAGGAAACTGGGAACAGTGCTGGAATGGTATCAAGGGCATTTTTACAGGTATCTGGAACTTTGTAGTCAACCAGTTCAGCAATATTCTGAACACGCTGAGAGGTGTGGCAGATGTATTTCTCGGGTGGTTCGGTACTTCCTGGAATGAAGTGTGGACGAGTATAAAAGACTTCTTCGTTGGAATCTGGAACAGCATTTGTTCCGCTTTTCAGGCTGTTGCTGACTTTTTCACAAATATCTGGAATGCAATATCAGCGTTCTTTACAACGATAGCGACTGCGATCTATACCACAGCAGTCACGATTTTTACTTCAGTATATGATTTCTTCGCAGGAATCCTGACCAGTATTCACGACTTTTTTGCCAACATTTTCAATGCAATATGGACGGTTATTTCAACTGTCTGCACCACTATTTACGACACGATTTCAAGTATCTGGAATGCGATTTACAGCTTCATTTCTCCGCTTTTAGAGGCGTTCCAATATCTGTTTGAAACGATTTTTCAGGCGATCCACATTATCATCAGCAACGTGATGGATTGGATCTCGGAAAAAATACAGACCATCTGGAATGCGATCGTTGCCTTTCTCACGCCGTTGCTTGAGGGCATCAAAACGTTCTTTGAAACGGTCTGGAACGCTATTTATATCACGATTTCAACGGTTTTAAGCACCATTTCAAGCGTGATTTCTACCGTCTGGACTGCAATTTCAGGTTTCATTTCCGGTGCAATGAACACGATTCATTCTATTATTTCGAGTGTGTGGAACACCATCAGCGGTGCTGTTTCAAGCGTGGTAAACGCTATCCGAAATACTGTATCTTCCGTCTGGAACAGCATTTCTTCCACAATTTCATCGGTGATGAATACAATTCATTCGACTGTGACAAACATCTGGAACAATGTGAAATCTTCTGTTGCAAGTGTCATCAGCGGCATTTACTCCACGATTAAAGGCGGATTTGACAATGCGGTGAACTATGTCAAAGGGCTTGCATCAGATGCGTGGAACTGGGGACGGGATATTGTTTCCAACATCATTGATGGCTTGAGAAGTATGATCGGCAGTCTTGCTGACAGCGTATCAAATATTGCCGATACGATCCGCAGTTATCTGCATTTTTCTGTCCCTGACGTAGGACCGCTGACAGATTTTGAAAGCTGGATGCCGGACTTCATGAACGGCTTGGCAGACGGCATCAATAAAAGCAAAAAGGTCGTAGCAAAGGCGGTTTCGGGCGTTGCGGATACCATGAAACTTTCGCTCAATTCCGAGCAAAACTACAACCTTGACGGCATGACGGGGGCAATGATGAACGGCACTTCTGAAAATTCGGTGGTCAACAATTACTATCAAAACGACAACAGCCGCACAGTGAATCAGACCAACAATAGCCCGAAATCACTGTCACGGCTGGAGATTTATAGGCAGACGAGGAATGCGGTGGATATTTAAAAGTTAGTGCAGAAATCGAAATCCCATAATAACGACACCAAGCACCACAAGAATAATACCTGTAGCACGATTTAATGTTTTTGGCTTTGCCTTATTTGCAAATACTGCCGCAATTCTTGCCCATATCAGCGTAAACACAATGCACAATACCCATGTCAGAATATCCGGTGTTCCGCCAATTGTAAAATGCGATACAGCACCCGTCAATGCGGTAAAAGTCATAATAAATACACTTGTGCCTACAGCGGTTTTTAATTCATATCCCATAACGCTGGTCAGAATCAGAAGCATCATCATTCCGCCCCCTGCACCAACAAATCCGCAAATAAAACCAATAATAATTCCACAGATAATGGACTGTATAGCACGTTTTTTCGCTGATGTTTCCGCCATAGATTCTTTAGTGTTCATAACAGGACGAACAATAAATTTTATTCCAAGCAGAAACGTCATAAATACCGAGAAACCGCCCATTGTTGCGGATGGCAGAGTACTTGCCACATAGCTTCCGACAACTGTAAAAACAAGCACACTTGCCATCATAATTAATCCGTTTTTAATGTCCAGATTCTTATTTTTATGATAAGTATAGGCGGAAACTGCACTTGCCAACACATCAGAAGAAAGTGCAATACCGACTGCCATATAAGGGTCAATACCTAAAAAAGTAATCAACATCGGACTGATAACGGCGGCAGCACTCATTCCTGCAAATCCTGTTCCAAGTCCTGCACCCATACCTGCAAAAAATGTAACCAGAATAGTCATTATTGTTTCCATTATTCTTTTTCCTCCAAAATTTCATCTGAATTTTTACTGATAACCTGCATAACTTCTTCAAAAGCTTTCCTCATATTATCATCAATATGGACAAACAGCTTTTCAAAAAACATTTTTTGCAATTGCTGACCTCGTTCTATGATTGGTTTGGCTTTCTTTGTACACAGTAATTCTGTTTTACGCCTGTCACCTTCTACAGCCTGTCTTGTCAAATAGCCTTCCTGAACCAGACGTTCAACATTTACCGATACCAGATTTGCTTTGATATGGCGTATCTCTACAATATCTCTTGCATTTTTGTATTTCGGATTATTTCCAAGAAACATCAGAATATCAAATGCAGTTTGCGACAAACCCAGTTCTTTACAAAGTGGCTTACACACTTTACTGTATGCAAGTGAAATTTTTCTGGGGATTTCAATACTGAAGTTCATATGTCCTCCTGTTCTTTTTTGAATAGTTCAATTTTGAAGTATTATATCATATTATCATCTTTTTGTCAATGAAAAGCAGGTGAAATTTTGTTCTACACTTTAATTCTTGAAAACGAAGCAGGTCAAAAAATCGGCCTGTCCAAAACTGCAAACCGATATATGTTCTCCAAAATCAAAGGACTTGATCCGCCAACAGGAACAATCAGCACTTCAAATTATGCAGGAATGAACGGACAGCTCGACAATACAAACAGTAAAATAAAACAACTAGCCAATGCCAAGTTTGACAAGATTGGAAAGCTTGGTTCAACATTAACCAAGAGCGTCACATTACCGATATTAGGTGCTGTTACCGCATTAACAGCTTTCTCTGTTAAAGCAGCCTATACAGCAGATGAAATTGGAGATACTGCACAAAAACTAGGTTTATCCGCTGAACAGTTCCAGGAATGGAATCATGTGGCAACCATTATGGGTACTTCAACTGAATCGATGTCAAAAGCATTCATGAAAGTTAATGGTATTATGGGTGATATTGCGACTGGAAATGGTGATAAGGTTGCTGATAGTTTGGCACTTATTGGATTAACAGTTGATGATCTGAAAGGTAAAAACACCGATCAAGCATTTGAACTTATTCGTTCTGCCTTAAGTGAAGTTGCTGATGAATCTGTTCGTGTTGGTGTAGCGAATGAATTCTTCGGTGGTCAGGGTGGTCAAAATGACTGATTTTTCTCCATATAGCGAAGGAGGAACTGCTCATGAATGACATCGAAAAGAAAAGAATAATTGAAATGAAGGAATCAGGTAGTGGCTATGGAACCATTGCTAAAGAACTCGGTATTTCTAAAAGCACTATTAGTTCGTTCCTTAAATCGCTAGAAGACACCTCAGTATGTAAATGCTGCGGTAGGAAATTCGTTCAACCTGCAGGAGTCAGATTGAAACTTTTTTGCAGTGATAGCTGCAGGTTCAAATACAGAAGGTTGCAAAACAAAGGAAAGCCACTAAAGACCAACTTTGAGGTTGAGTGTTTATGCTGCCATAAAAAGTTCTATTCATACAGGAGCCTTAAAAGGAAATTCTGTTCTAGAGAATGCTACGACAACTTTAGAAAAGGTGGTGGTGATAATGAATCAAAATGAGATTAATTATCTTAATGCCATCACACAGGCTAAGCAGATGCTTTCCAAAGAAATTATAAGCTGGGAAGAGTATCTAAAAATAGAAGATAGAATGGCTAAAAAATATAATCTTGGAAAGACCAGTTTGTATCGCACAAATGACTTGATAAATTCCTCTTTTAGAGCGATTACTATGATACAAAAGGAGGAATAACTAAATGGCAGAAATCAAGATTATATCGAAAGAAAAACAAATGCCAAAGGTAGTCAGGGT